GAGCGTCTGATGTCCGGGCACGGAAGGGTGGATGGACCCGCCGACCGAGATGACCTCCGCGTCCCGCTCCCGGGCGGTGTCGGGCCAGATGGTGACGATCGACCCGACCGGGACGTGCCACGCGAAGTCGCAGTGCACCTGCGCGGTCGACACGACCTCCTCACCGTCCGCGTTGCGGACCATGCGGTTCCCGTCCTCGACGAGCGCGGGGATCTCGCACGGGTCCCCGTAGGTCTTCCCCATTCCGCCGGCACCCTCGAGGGGCGTCACGATGACGCGGTGCGGGAGGAACTGGGCGGGGAGTCGCATCAGATCACCGTCTCGGCTGTGTAGGCGTAGAACGTCGCGGACGGGCCGGCGCTCTGACCGGGTGCCCGAAGCGACGCGGAGAACGGGCCGGACGACCAGGACGCGAGGGTGGGGTCGGTGCGGAACTCGACGCACGCGCGCGCGATCTCCGCGAGCAGGTCCGCGGGCACCTTCTCGTACCCGTGCACGAGGTCGATCTCGTACGTGCCGGGGTACCAGGTGATCCCGTCGAGCATCGCGCCCCGCTTGCTGGTGAGCTCCCACCCTGTGACCTCACCGCCGCCCGCGTACCGGACCGCGTTGACGGCGGTCACGTACCGGGACGGGAGGATCAGCGCCGACGCGATCACCGGGAGCCGGACCTCGATCGTCTCCTCTTTCGACGGGGCGACGTGCCAGCCGAGCAGACGCTCGAACTTCGCGGCGACCGCCTCGACGTGCGCCGGCGCGAACGGGGCGCCGGGGAACCTAGACAGGTCGGAGGCTGCTACCTGCATGAGCGTCCTCCTTGAGCATGTCGGCGAAGTCGTCGGGGTGGAGGTAGTCGGATTCACCGAGCCACCGCGGCTTGCGGTGGGTGGTGCGGATCCCGGTGTGCACCCAGATCGGGCACCCGGCGCGGCGCGCCTTCACGCAGAACGACAGGTCCTCACCGAGCAACCCGACCTTGTCCGGGGCGGGCAGCTGGTCGTACCAGGTGTCGCCGAACCGGTCCCGGATCTTCTCGAACACGGACCGGTGGATGAGCAGGAACGCGGACCCTGTCGCGTTCACCTCGCACATCGTGTTCCGCGGGTAGTCCCGCCAGGACACGAACCCGCGCACCCCGTCGCCGAGCTCGGCCCACTTGTACAGGGTGGGGATCGGTTCGGTGATGAACCCGCCGAACCCGTCGTGCTCGCGTTCCATCTGCGCGAAGCACAACCCACCGACGATCGGCCGCTCGGTGGGGTCGGCGAGGGTGAGCAGCGCGTGCAGGCTGTCGGCCGCGAACCCCATGTCCGTGTCTACCCACCACAGCCACTGCTCGTCACCCTTCAGGAACGCGGCGACGACGTTGTTGCGAGCCTTCACGAGCCCGCCCGACGCGCACCGGGCGGGGATGGTGCGGCCGATGCGGAGCCCACCCTCGAGCACGTCATGCATCTGCGCGGCGATGAACGAGTGGAAGAACGACGCGTCGACCTGGTCGCCGTGCACCCACGCGACCGCGACGTCCCCGACAGGGGCGTCACCCGGCAAGGGGTGCCCCCGGCAGCGGGTCGGTGTACCCCAGACTGTTCCCGTCCTCGTCGAACTGCTCGGCCTTGAACGTGGCCTTCGTCTCGGGCGCGGCCTTGACCTTCGTCTGCCGACGCTTCGCAGGGTGCTCCTGCTCCTTGATGATCTCGACGTGACCGCTGCGCGCGAGCGCCTCGGCCTTCTCCTGCGGGAGCTCGGCGGTGTCGCCAGGCACGTACGAGCGGAAGTGCTCACGCGCGTCGACGAACGCGGCGAGGATGCGGACCTTCGGCATGATCCCCTCCCAGGGGTGTCGGTGTGGTGTGTGGTCGGGTGCGCCGCCCCCAGGGGCCCTGGGGGCGGCGCGGCGGGGGCTCAGATGATGAGCGCCGAGAACGCCTTCGGGCGGATCACGCCGCCGCCGACGCGCTTGCGGAACAGCAGGCCGATCTTGCCCTCGTCGGCGTACCGCTCGACGAGACGCTGGACGGTGATGCCCGCGCGGTCGGCGATCATGTAGCCCTGACGGACGTCACCGAACACGAGGCTCGTGTTGATCGCGCCCGTCGAAGCGGTGATCGCGGGGAGACCGTCGACCCGGTGGAACGGGTAGCCGGCCAGGGTGGCGGGCTCACCGGCACGCAGCGACTCACGCCACAGGTACGCGCCGTTCGAGTCCTTCAGCAGCGACGCGGCCTGCGCGACCGAACCGTTGCCGAGGTACACCGCGTTCCGCGTCGCCCACTGGGGCACCGCGTACTGCAGCTTGATGATGTCGTCGCCGACGAGGGTGTCGGCGGAGCCGGCGGTCACCTTCTGGGTGATCGTCGAACCGGTCGCGATGCCGGTCGGCTGCCCCGAACCGGAACCGAACACGAACGCGTCGTCCTCCTGCTCGGCGAACTTCTGCGCGAGCGCCTCACGGATGATCGCCTCGACCGTGTCCGCGTCCTCGAGCTCGTCGACGCCGAGCTTGACGAGCGCGGTGAGGTCGTGGACCTCGATCGTCTGCTTGGACGCGTTCGGGTCGTCGGCGAGACCGTCGGTCGTGGTCGAACCGGCGAGCTCGAGCTTGCCCCACCCTGCGGCAGCGATCGCGACCGCGCCGATGTCGACCTTGTTCACCGACGTCGGGCGGACGAAAGCGAGGTTGCGGATGACCGCGAGACGCGCGTAGTCCTTCACGATCGTGCCGGCGAAGTCGCTGGGGACGAGGTTCTGACCGCCGCTGGTGGAATCCTCCACGAGCGCGGCCTTCTCCTCACGCGACAGTCCGTCGAGGCCGTGGCGGATGAAGGTGTGGAACGCCTTGCGCTCCATCTCCTTCCGCTCCGACTCGAGCATGATGTCGCCGTGCCCGAACTGATCGGCGAGGTTCTGGCCGCCGACCATGTCGTGCTTGTACTGCGGCTCCGAGATCCACTGCTCGTGGGCCTTCAGCTCAGCCTCAGCCTCGACGCGCTGACGGTACTCCGACGCCTTCGCGAGGTGCTGCTTCATCTGGTTCGCGGCCTCGGCCGGCATGGCCTTGCCTTCGAACTCGTCGTTGATCGCGCGGGCCTGTGCGGTGTGCTGGGCGGCGCGCTCCAGAAGCGGGTGTGCCATTTCGCTCACTCCTTGTCTGTGTCGGGGGAGCCGAGGTCGAGTGCGGCCTCGTTGAGCTCCAGAAGGGTGCGGAGTCCTGCCACGGTGGCGGGGTCCGCGGTTGCATCGGGATCGGTGCCGTTGAGGAGCGCCTCGCTGGCCCAGCGGTCCCAGTGCGCGCCTTCGTCAGTCGCGCCACCGGCGGGCTCGTCGCCCGCCTGCTCACGCGCACCCTCGTCGGATGCGCCTTCACCGGCCTCGTCGGCCGGCTGCTCCCCGGTCTTCGGGGGGTCTGTGATCGTCGCCGTCTTCGTGTCGGGGACGTAGGAGGTGACGGGGCGGACCTTGACGCGATCGCCCGTCAGCGAGTACCCGTCTTCGGTCGTCTCGTACGCCTGCTCGTAGGTGCTCACGTCGTCGGCGGACATGACCGTGAACCACACCTTTGTGTCGTCCCAGTCGCGGATCCACACGTCGACGCCGTCGGCGCCGTACGCGTCCCGAACGAGCGAGTCGAGTTGGTCGCGAGTCTCGTTGGCGGTCGCCTTCTCTGCGAGCTCGGACGCGAGCGCCGCGCGGGTGCGGGCGTCGAGCGTGTCCGCGAGCGACTTCACCCGCGACACGACCGCCTCGGGGTTCATCGGGAAGACGACGACGGACCCCTCCCAGAGCTTGATCTCCTTCAGGAACCGGACCGACTTCCCGTCCTTCTCCCCGTATGAGAACTTCTCGGGCGCGTACCCGATCGACATACGCCCGAGGTGGCCCTCGACGAGCTTGATACGGACGTCCTGCGCGGACGGTGCCGCTGAGAACCGGGCCTTCACGTACAGGCCGTGATCGTCCTCGCGGGCGTCGAAGATGGTGCCGAGGACGGACGAGACAGACGCGACGTGGTCGGCGAGGAGCGGGATGCCGTTCGCCTTGATATTCGCGATCGTCTTCTTGAACGCGCCCTTCTCGATCACGTCGCCGCCGAGGTCGATGTTCCCGAAGACCGCGAGGTATCCCTCGAGCGTCCCGGAGTCGTCGGCCGCGGCTTTCCACTCGATCGGGACGATGAGTCGTTCCATGACGGGCATCACGCCCCTCCTTCGGTGTCAGTGGTCTGTGGGTCGTCTCCGACGCGCTGCATGGTGCCGTCGACGTCGCGGGTCACGATCACACCCGACGGCATCAGGAACACGTCACCACCGGTCACCTCGTCGAGCCCGACC